CAATTATGCGGTCAGCTGTTGTGCTGATTCCTGTGGTTTCTAAATCAAACCAAACTATATTTTTCTTCATACTATTCTATTTTAACTTTAACTGTTATAAATATTATATAGCTAAAATTAAAGATAGTTTTAAGAAATTATAAGGTATTATTACTGGCCTGGCATTGAAACTTCTAGTTTCATAGTTGAGATATTTGTTGGTAAGGCAGTGATAGCCTGCTCAAGCCTTCCTAGTGTAAGATTTAATCTTTTATTTGAATCACCACCAGTTGAAGCTGTACCTTTACTTTTTGCTGGTTTATCATCTTTACTGAAAATTTTCTCGAAGGCTGATTTTTCTCCACCACCTTCTCCGCTACCTTCAGCCATCATATCTCTAATATCTCCAACTGCTTTTGCTAATGCTTTATATGCGCCACCATCTGATGATAAGGTCGCGCTTGAATTAAACAACTCACCAAATGCCACTGTCTTATCAATATCTATTGAATTAATAGAATCTGCTATTTTCGTAATACCATCAGCTGCTTTATCTAATAATCCTTTTTCTGCAACATCTCCTAATGTTACAATGAATCCAGAAAAGTCTTTTAATTGATGAGACACCAATGGATTATTCTCATATAAAGTACTAAATGCAGTTCCTATTGAAGTTAATAAAGTTCCAATAGATGATGCTACTGCCTCTGGTTGAAAATCTCCACTAAATGCTTTAAGCCCTGCGGCTATATCAGTTAATGCATCACCTGCACCATCAACAGCCTGTATACCTTTTTGTATTTTATTTTCATCCCATGATATAAACCAATTACCGTCTGTTTCTTCGTTCTCTGCACCACCAATTGCAGCAAATGCTTGACCGACCATTCCTAAAACTGCTTTAATTTTACTAGCAGTATCTGCAGGATCTTTAATTCCTGAAAATGTAGATAGTGCATTCGCAATTTTTTCTAATTCGCTACCTGCACCCTGTACTGATTGTATACCTTCTTGTACTTTATTTTTTTCAATTCCTAATAAACTACCCCAAAATCCACCAGCCTTTACATTACCTTCTTCAGCAACAGCTGCAAATGCTTCTTGTACAAAACCAACAGATTTAGATATAGCAGCACCAACCGCATCAAAATCTACCTTTGATTCAACTAATGCTTGAAATGCAGTTAAACCTTCAGCTATACCAGTTAATGCAGAACCTGCACCTTGGACTGCGTCTAATCCTTCTGCAACCTTATTCTTCTTAATTCCAAATAAAGATCCAAAGAAACCACCTGCATCAACATTACCTTCTTCGGCAACAGCTGCAAATGCTCTTTGAACAAATCCAACCGTTGTAGATATGGCTTCACCTAATACAGTAAAATCAACTTGCGAATCTACTAATTTTTGAAATTCAGTTAATCCTTCAGCTATACTAGTTAAAGCTTTACCTGCACCCATTACAGAACTAATACCTTTCTTAGTAGCATTAGGACTGAATGCGTTTCCAAATACCGCTCCAAATATACCTGTTGGTGTTGCAGCTTCTCCACCTGCTGCTGCAAATGCACCTGTTATACCTGTCAATACAGTTGATAGCTGTAAACTTTGATCTGCAGTCCAATCTAACTTTTGATAATCTTTTAAACCAACTGATAATTTTGTTAGTGCCATACCAGCTGCCCCAAATCCTACTGCTGCCGCCGCCATTGCTCCTGCATCAATAGTACCTGTTATAGCACCTCCAATACTTTTAAAGAATCCTCCAATACCACCACCTTTAGGAGGTCCTACAAATGCCATCTTTACACCAGCTAATGTAGTTGTTAAGTTAAGAGCATCTTTTTGAGTAAAATCAACATTCTTCATTGCTTGTAAACCTGGTCCTAATTCCTGTAATGCCAAACCTACTGCTCCAAATGCAAGTGCACCTAATCCAATAGGTATTGATGCTAAACCAGCTCCGGCAAATACTAGAGCCAATGCAGATAATACGCCAGCCTGAGCAGCAACGCTTTTTAATGTAGCTCCTTCTGTAGCTTTAGAAAATGGAGTATAACCTAAACCAAATACGGCAAGACCAATTCCCATTATAGCAATTGCAATCGATCCTAATGTAATGGTTAATGGAACTCCAGTCATCAGACCTGCTTCATATGCTCCAAGTAAAGCGAATACAACACCAAAACCTCCTATTACAGCTACCTGTATACCAATGTCTCCTAATCCAATACCGCTCGTAGCCTTTGTAAATGGAATATACCCTATACCAAAGACAAGAAGACCAAGTCCCATTACAGCAAGCGCAAGTGATCCTTTCATTACTTCAGTAAATACTACACCTAATATTGCTACTACTAAACCTATACCTACTAATATAGCTGCTTGTATTCCGACAGCCTCTAGTGTTGGTGCTGTTGCAGCTACAGCTAATGCAAATAGACTATAACCTATACCAAATACAGCAAGTCCTACTCCCATTAATGCTAATGAAACACTACCTTTGTTTATTTGTTTATTAAATGCACCAAGTATTGCCACTGCACCACCTATTAATATTAAAGAAGCAACCATCCCTACCAAAATCATAGGTTGCATCATAATAAAGAATGTGGTTAATGCAAATACAGCTAAACCTATAGCAAATGATTTCATACCATCTCCCATCTTATCTAAAACACGGGCTCCTTTTCCAATAGGTTTTGATAAGTTTCCTAATAAAGCCATAGCCCCACCTACTAATAATATACTAACTATTAAAAATGGAATTGCGATAATACCAACAAGAGCCGCTAGGCCAGCTAAAACTAAACCTTTAGCAAATGATAATAAAGAAGTTCCCATTGCATCTAAGGTTTGAGAACCTTTGTCTACATTCTTTGATTGTTTACCTAATTCTTCAAATGTAGGTGTTAGCATTTTAACAGCTGCACCTAATAATTTTATACCTAAGAATGCTATTGGTAAAAGTAAAGTTGCTTTAACTAAGTTAACTGCAAATTTACCGATAGAGTCGGCCATTATTTTAAATGCCTCAGCACCTTGCTTTACTTCCTTGCTTTTCAGGTTACCCATTATTTCATAAAGGTCCATCAGGGCAGTTTTAAACTTTGAAATACCAGATTTTGGAACTATACTAAATAATAACATACCAGCCGCCATTCCTTTTGCACCGGCCCCTAATAATTTTAATGCTTGTGCACCGTCTTTAAGCTCAGGTGGAAGACCACCTCCAGCGCCAGCACTAGCCGCTTTATCAGGTTTCTTACCAGCTATTGCTTCTAACAGCTTTGTCTGTTTTCTTAACTGGAATAAAATAGCAATGTCTAATTTCTTCGTCTTTACTTGAGCCCCTAGAGCTACTGCTATAGCATCTAAGGCGTCTGCTGATGATTCTGATGTAGCTTGAATCTTAGTTAACGGATCTAATAAGTCTTTAATAGTTGCGACAGCCATTTAGATTTTATTTTTTACAATTTAGGCATGGACATCTTCGGTAACGCGGGCATTTTATACGAATTCATATTCTTTTGAGCTTGCGCATTCAGTCCATCCATATTGTATTTATCCTGTGTGTCTTTGGTATTTTGTTGCTCCTGTTTATTACGATCTTTTAATAAATCATTAAAGATTTCTAAAGTATACTCATATTCATAGAAAGGAAGCAAATCCAGCTCTGACGGCTGAAGATGCAACTTTTCTAATAATAATACTCTAACTTTAAAGAAGTTCAGTAGAGATATCTGGAATAAGGAACAGAGCCTTGATACCGCCGGGAAACGTTAGCGGAACAGTGACCTCCTCACTGCAGCTTTTACATGGGAATACCATCTCCGGTTTAACACCGATTTTCATATCTTCAGCTAATCTGTAGACAATTGTATATTTTGTAGAATCCCAACCTTGAAAGGATGTAATCTTTGCAAAGATATCTTTTTCAGTCCAACCTCGCCATTCTCTTTGTAAGTAAGGCAAAATAGCTAGAGTAGATTTATCCCAGTTCTTGTTATTCTCTTCTCTATCTCTGATATAATCAGTTATAGCTCTCATAATACCAATAGTTGGAGGTGCCATTTGAATAACACCATAATTTTTAGTAGCAATAGAATAACATCTATCACCTTCATCATAATACTTTTCAAATTTTTCTACTACAGAATTAAATTGTAAATTATTAGTTCTTAACTCTACAGCTTCTTGAGATTTACACATTGATGATTTACATGAATTACCTGAAACTGGCATCATTAAAGTATGCTCACCTGTTTTAAATGTTAATTCTCTAATAGAAAGTATTAAATAAATTCTATCTTCTTCAAGTATATCTTTATAAGATCCTCTTTGTGTACCATACATTACTTTACTACATGATATTACAAGATTATTTAATCCTTCGTCTACTTCTCTAAGATTAGCTTCATCAATTGTTGAAAAGTTTCTAATTTCAGCAACCTTAGCTGGTCTAATATGAACTTCAAAATCATCTCTATAAAATTTACCCCTAGATGGAAAGCTATTAAGATCTAGTCGGGTATAACCAACCATTGCATTTAATCTCTTAATCTCAGGATCATCTGGTGAAGTATGATCCATTTGTCTTTGTACATCAACCTTACCTAATTCTTTTACTACAGCATTAGGTTTTTCTGTGGCTTCAACTTGAACTGTTTCAGCTTTTTCGAATTCCTTCTGTATATTATCTTCGTGCTCTTTTGACATCTTTTATTTATTTTTTATTAATTGTTTCTCTGGTTTAGTTTCTTCAACTATATGCTCTACTATTAATTGTCTAACATATCTTGAAATAGCAACAGGTTTAACTCTGTTTTCCATTGATTTTTGTATAATGATTGTATTAAGACTATCCTCATCTTCAGGTGTTAATAATACTTGTAATTTTTTAGTAAGTCTTTTTCTCTGTGGGATAAGTTCTTGAACGGTTTCATTAAATCCATATTTAGAGTTATCAGATTTAAATTTGTTAATCCAATATTCAACTCTTTTTAAAACATCACTTAATGATTGATCTTCTCTGAAGACTTCAACCACTTCTCGTTTAAAGGATTTAGTTCCAAAATCCTTAACTGCACGCTTAATGTATTTTCCTGTTCCAAAGTTATTAGGATTATCATTTACTGAGTAACCTATATAAACTTTGTTTGTTTTTTCTTGTTGTAATTTGTAAATAATCATATTTCTATATTATATAATTTATATTATATATTAGAGTGAAGGCAAAAAAACTGGGAATACTTTAATATTCCCAGATTTAATTTTAATTAATTAGTATTAAGCTCCTACATTCTCCTCAACCCAATGATCACAACGATAAGTCATTGATAATTGAGATGCATCTGGTGTTGTATAATTCAATTCATCGATAAAATCCATCTGTGCAGTTGGGAATACATCTTTAAATGTAATCTTTCTGAAAATGTCTCCTGCTCGGTTATACTGAACAACAATCATACTTCCAACGTAATCTTGTTTTAATCCCATTTCACCAGTTAATGGATCATAGATTATATTAGTCCAATTACGGAATGTATTGTAGATATAATTCTCATTAGCTTCATTCAAGTTAAGACTGAAATTAAGAGTTAGATCAACAAATGTTTGGCCTGGCATACTTGCAAATGATCTATCTGCAAATTTGTACTTTTGGCCAATTGCATCAATAGAAGGATTTAAGTTATTTAATCCACCGATTGAATTTACCTGCTCTAGGATAAGTCCTGTATCATCTCCTAGTGGAGAAAATATAGTCACCTCAAAAAGGTTAGGTTGAACTGGTTCGTACCTTTGGCTACTTGCCCTTGATTGTGTATAATGTGGTAACGGCATAATTTATATTGTTTTTTTATATATTCGTCTTACTTACCTTCTTATTGGAAGTTTCCTGTACTAATTGCTCCAGTTCTTAAAATAGTTGTTCTTTGTACAAGAATTTCCATTCCTCTTACTGGTTCAATATATGTATCAAGGATACCTACATTCTGGTCAATTACTTCTGGTGTGTTATTAGTTTCATCCATTATATTTCTATAATCAAATACACCATCATCGTTTTGAACAGTTGATAAGAAGTTGTCAGCTAATGTTTTAATTTCTAATCTCGTTTGAGCTGTATTAAATTCAAATAAGTAGTTTTTAAGAATTGCATCAATACCATCTTGGATATAAATTACAACCTCTCTAACGTTAATTGAACTTAAAGCAGATTTTGGAACCTGTTGTGCAGTTTTATTTGCAAATATAGTTGGTCCTGTTCCACTTTGGAATACAATCGGATTAATTCCAAATGGCTCTAAGAAGAAACGATCTGATTGATCTAGATTAATTTCTAATCCTACAACACCATTTCCACCTATTACTCCACGTCTTACTCCAGCCACAATTGACCAAGGTAATGCGTTTTCATATTTAAGTATGTAGTTATTAGATACATACGCAGCAGGAGGAACTTGAATATTCTTTCCTAAATCTCTAACTGTAATGAATGGGTAATAATATCCACCCCAAGATCCATTACTAGTTGCTGATGGTAATGAAAACCTAGTAGTTGGATTCAATGAAAGATCTCCACCTTCAGAAATAAACTTAGAAGATAAACCACCGGTTAGATCTGTAAAGCTTGGATTTGAACTTTTCTTAAAGTCTTTAGCAGATGGTGCATTAACAATTGCAAATGCATTTTTTCTACCTCCAGCTAAATTTGTATAAATAGCTTTACAATTTGCTTCTATTCCATTTCCATAAGTATCTACTACATAACGGAAGTTAATAGTTTCTTTATCAGTTAAAGCTTTATATAAATTAGTACCACCTAAAATTGGTGATAAACATTCATTCTGTCTAGTGTTTGTTCCGTTAGGTACATGTACACTTGGATCTAAATTAAATCCAGGTAACTCAAATACATTAAGGTAGTCTACCCAAGAATCAATTGGATAATATAATTCTACTTTTCTTTGTGTTCCGATAAGTGTTACATCAACTTCTGATTGACAAGTAACTAATAAGGCTTTTGTTCCTGCAGGAATAATTGAATATTCAGATGGAGTTAATCCACCTTCTACAACATTTATTCTAGTTAGCCTAGAGTGTCCACTTACAGTACCTTCATCATGTACAAAATAATTTCCTACTATTACATCAGCAGCTTCTGGTGAAGTTGATGCTATAAGGATTTGATTTGGTTTTAATGTTGCTTCATTTACTGAATCACCTATAATATCAATACCTAGATTAAGAGCACCTTTTAAAGTTTGTACATTTAAACAATTTACAGCCGCATAAGTGGCTGTTGGTTGTGCTGATGTTTGAAATACACCTGTTGTACTATCTAAAGTAAAATCTGCGTGTAATGTTAAATTTTCAAATCCATCTTCTTGGTAAGGTGTAATTCTTACAGAAGGTAAATAATATGCAGGATCAGAAATTGCAATTTTATTAGCAGCAGTAGTTGGTCCGCCTGTATGGAACCATCCATAATCTACCGCATTCATTACAAGGAATGATTGTGGTGTTGGTGTCGTACCTGGTCCATTAGGTAAAAATACAGCTTCATCTCCATCTGTTAGTGTACCATTAGCAAATTGTGTTGCTACCGTAGATCCGTAAGAACCTATAATACCAGCAGTTGTATTAGCTAATGGGAATTCATCAGATATAAAATCGATGTCTGCTTCATTAATATAATTATATGTTGCCGTAGAACTTGTTCCAAAATATGCTGGTAAAATACTACCTTCATCTGATAGAACAACAGTTATAGTATTACCTACAACTTGTTTAGATATTACTGGTACATATTGTTCTGCCGGTGCTCTCCCGGTAGTTTTTATAAATGATCCTATTACAGAAGAAGTGTTTGCAGTCATAGAATTAAATGCATCCCAGAAAGCATCTTTAGTAGCATTTGCATTAACTACTTGAATCTGTATATCTGTACCACCAGTTGGAACACCTACTGTAATTGTACTTGTACTATTTGTAACGTCTGCTCCAGGTTCTGGTTTTCTACAATAAAGTAAATCAGAAACAATTGATCCGCTGTATGATAACATATTAATATCATCTTGGAATGAAGTAGCTTGAACATATTCAAGATTATGTCCTACTAAATCAATACCTCCAGCTACACCATCTATTAATGTATCACCGTCAAATAAATTTTCATTTACAGTAACAAATAATCCAGTAGTTGCAGTATCAGCATTAACAACCTTTTCAACGAAAAGGTTATTACCTAATAGATCTACAAAATCAGGAATTAAACATGCAGTATAAGTTGCTTGTAATTCTACTTCAGGTAAATTAAAAAATTCTAACAGTTTTGAATCTGTAGAGTCACTTGCAAATACTTTTCTTTGCAATCCTTGTGTTGGATCAAAGTATGATTGAAATGTTGGATCTGCATTAAACCTTGAATAAGGAGTAGTTGAACTAAAGTCTCCACCAAAGTTACCTCCTATTACAAAGATATCTACAAAGAAGTCAGATATTAAACTATCTTTATCTAAAAATCCAGGTACATTAGCAGCACCATACCATTCTTCAACGGTTACATTGAATGCTAAAACATTTACATTAGCAGATTTTTTAGCAATTACAGATATAGGATTTTGTCCTAGATTAACAACATCTAATAAATCATTTACAGATGTACCTACTAATTTATCTTGATTAGCGTTAACGTTAGTTAAGAAATCATCTGTTGAAGGGAACCAAAATTTATCTCTATTATAAAATTTTGCATATTCATAATCTAATCCTAAATTTGACTGTACCTCTAAAGTTGATGCCGTTGCGAATCGAATAGCATTTACTTTATCAGCTGTACTTAAGTTAAGTAGATTTAATGCAAGAATTGGTCCTCGTTCCAATGCAGCCAAACAGCTTCTGTGGAAAAAAGAATCTTTTCTTTCTAGGTTTCTATCGATATCACCATATACTTGCTTAAAGAAAGCTGTATCTGGAATAAAGACGGGTGTATTAAACGGACCTCTCTTTGAAAAACCGACCACCAGTCGTGTTTGGTTTGCAGGTATGCTAACTACTTGACTTTTGTCAAATTCGAAACGATAAGTACCTGCTGCTTTAAGAGAAGCGATTTTTGGATCTAGTGCCATCTTGTATTATATTTTTTTGTTTATTAGTTTTTTTATATATCCACTAACCTTTGAACTTTTATACTAAGTCATAGATATCAAAATTGAGATTACCACCTTTTGAATCTTTTTCTAAAATTTCTTCTATCTTATTTTGAATAGAAGGATCAATCTCATCATAAATCTCCTCAACAAATTCAGAGAAGTCTAAAGTTGTAAAGAACTCGGAACTATTTATACAAGTCATAATTAAATCGTCATTGCCTAATTGCCCTGCATACGATCCGTTTGGTAGCTTTCCAAAAGTTGACGATTCTTTAACAGTGTCTTTATCAAATATTTGGATCTTGTTCTGAGTTATATATTTCTTAAAGTTTTGGCAAAATATAGGTTTATTGTCTTTTTTAACTTTAAGGCCAAATTGTTTTATTTTTGCATCCACCCTATGTTTAAATTTAACTATAGATTCTTCGTCAAATTGATTTCTTTGTGGAAATACAGTTTCCATTCTTTTTATTAATTCCCCACCAAACATATTCCATTCTATAATTAATTTTACATTCTCTGAAAAGAATAAATCAAAAGCTAAAATATACAGAGTTTTTGCAAATTCTTCAATAGTATGAGAGTTACTTCTAAACCTACCTATTTGGCTTATTGCAAAAAAGTCAACAAAACTTCCTGGTGTTGTTACAGATTTCCAATCTACCTGATCTAGCATTTTTACTTGAAATATATTAATAACTGAATAGTCACCTCCTACACCTTCCGCAATATCTACAGAGAATACCCAATAGTTATAGTCTTCTTCTATTTCATCTAAATTAAAACCAGGCTTCCATAATAAACCAGAATAATCAATTTCTGCCTCTTCAAAATCTAAAATTTCTTTATGTTCAAATTCTATTTGATTTGAAACAAGCTTTTTTAAACTAGCTGCATTTAAGAGTAAAGAAGAGCCTGCTATAAACTGATTACCATATTGTCTATTAAAAGCTTCATCACTACCTAAATTAGCAACCTCTTGCCTCATCCACGTATCGTCCCTACCAGGAACATCCCACCAATCAACTCTGAATGGTACATATTCACTCAAACCTTTATCAGCAGCAGTATATATGTCATAGAATTTATTAAAACCATTAGGTGTACTGGTTATTATTACTTTAGAGTTAACTGAAGCTGATACTGTTGGATAAACATTTTCATAAAAAGTATTTACAAAGTTTGCAGGTATATGAGCAAACTCATCCATAAATAATAAATGAATAGTAAAACCAATAGCTGCTTTCTTTGTAGTAGTCTGACCAATTATTCTACAACCATTATCAAACTTGGAATTAAACACATCCCATTTAAGAGTACCGGGCTTAATAAAGAACGGT